CAGCCCGCCTGTGCCTTTGATATGATTTGCACATATATCTCGCTATGGGAACGCGCCTTACTTAGACCACAAAGGCGTATGCTTATTTGCTTATATCTTCAAGAGCCTGCTGCTGTTGCCTCACGGCTCAAAGGTATCAAACCAATCGTCGATATAGTTTTTCCACTGAGCAACGACCTGCTGTCTGTCTGCGTCGCTGTGCAGGCGCTCAAGGCAAGTGTCCTTGTCAGTATCAATGAATATAGGCTCAGCCCCTAAGACGCTTATGCGGCGCTCTCTGTCCGCCTTGTTCGCTCCGCCCTCTATGACATAGGCACGCTCCCAGCGTCCGGCTCTCGTCTTAACCATATCAAAAATGCAGTCGCGTACCATAAACGCGTTTGTTTTGAGCGCGTTCGGCTTTTCATATTTTGAATGCGTCAGGCACTGCCACACACTATCCATGTCGAATATTAAATCGCTGTTGCCTTTGACGCTATTTACAAAGGTTGTTTTGCCGGAGCACGGCGCACCGTACACATAATAAACCTTGCGGCTCATAGTGTAGCCGAAACGCTTGTGTATCTCGTTATGCGTGCGGTGCGATACGATCTGAATATTAGCAGGATTGAGGCTGACCTCAAAATCGTTGACATTTTCCATAGTCAACGGCTTGATATGGTGCAGCACTATGTCATAGGCTTTAAGGATCGGCTTATGCGTTACCTCGTCGTAAATCAAGCCGTCGGCTTTGTTAGTTCGTTCAATAATTAAGTTAGCGCGGAAATTCCGCCATAAATCGGATCTGTAAAACTCCGCTAAAGAATTAAACATCTGCGCCCGTTGCGTCCGCGTCTGTTGCGCTTGCCTGCCATAAGGTTAAGCCTTTTGCGGTTGCTTTCTGTTTATATTCTTCTGAAATAGCGTCAAAAACATTTTGAGCGAATCTCAGCTCTGCGCCGCCTGTGCTTGTCATATCAGCATAAGCGTCAATAATGCCCTCTACGCTCGCCTGTGTTAATTCAGTAGATTGACATAAATTGAATAACGGAGCGGTTGACCCCTGACCGATCGTAACGTTTTTAATCGCAGTGCATGAGCGAAAAGATGTATTTTCTATTTCAGTAATCACGCCAAGCGTAACATTAGTCAAAGAATAACACTTTACGAAACAATTACTTGAAACTATCTTGCAAGCTGGCGTAAATACTGTTTCGAGTTTAGAACAACCTAAAAACATAGAAGAAACAGTGAAACTCTGAAGCGTGTTGCTTTTAAATATGCGCTCATGCAAATTCGGAAGAAAGCAAGCATTGAAAGTAGTATCAGTAACCCAATCGGGCAGAATCAAATCGTATGTTTCCGTTATTTCTGCGTCATCTATATCGAGAGATAACCACTTTTTCATTGTTGCGCCGAAATCGGCGTTTTCGGTAGTTTCCCCGTCAAGAATGCCGTTTACCTGAGCGCCGAAAAGAACGTCTTTTCCGTTAATGTATGCCATTTTTTAACCTCCTAATTAGCCTAAAGCCCTAAAAGGATATGTTGTATATGGAATTAGAGCAACATATATGTTTTTTTCAGTATTGTTCTTAATCGTTGCCGTAGTTGGTTCTATCTTATTCGGCGATAACGTTATTGATATAGCGTCCTGATTTCCATTGCCGCCTAAAACATAAACACCCTCTGGATCTGTTAAGATTGCGCCCACAATAGTCTTATATCCTAACTGTGAGAAATCACCGTCAGCGTAATATATAACTCTATAATCAGTGAGTTCAGCAAGATCAAAATCCTGTGATGCATCTTTACCATATAGAGTAGCGCCACACCAGTCTTCTGTCATAAACAAAAGTAACTGACTTGCAAAATTCAAAATCGGCTCACTTGCTACAGATTTCTGCTGCAAATCAGCAAGAGCATTTTCAATGTCCTGCTGCGCGGTTGAATCGGTAATGATATAAAAGCAATTATTTGCTTTTGTTTCAATGGCGTTAAACTCTGCCTGAGTTCCAACCCAAAATGTAAGCGGAACGCCCTTGTTCTGCTCTTTAATCCTTGTTATAAACGGATTTTCTGCGTCAACCCCCGCAAGCTCGCCCTGCGCTATTGAGTTTGCTATAAGTTCATAGATCTGTTCTTTAGTCATTGATTCAAAGGCGCAATCGTCGCCGTTGAATACGTTGTACACAACATTCGTTGCCACTTAAAAGCCTCCCTTTATTTTTTAATCGTCAGCTTCTGACCCACATAAATAACATTTGCGTTTTTTATGTTATTGTCTGAGGCAATCTTACTGACGGTTGTGCCGTACTTCTTAGCAATCGCGGTCAATGTATCGCCGCGCTTGACTGTATATGTGGTGGTACTTGAACTTGAAGTATTGCCGAGCTGTTTATTCACTTCCGCCTGCACGGTTTCATAGTCATAGCCTGCTGCCTCAAGTTTTTTCTTTCGGTCTGAGCCGTTACCCCACTTACCTGCGATAACCTCTTTTGCAATCTCGCTTGTTGATTTCTTTGAGGTTGTGCTTGAACTCGAAGTATTGCCGAGCTGTTTATTGACTTCTGCCTGCACGGTTTCGTAATCATAGCCTGCTGCTTCAAGTTTCTTTTTGCGTTCGTCGCCGTTTCCCCATTTACCCTCGATTACTTCTTTTGCAATCTCGCTTGTTGTTTTTGAGGTTGTGCCGGAGCTGGATAAGCCGGAGGAACTGTTACCTTTTACAGCTGAAAACAAATCGCGATACATATAATTCGTGTCAACGTTTCCGCTGATACCGTCTACCTTGCCCGTGCTGGAATTTTGCCACATATCAAATTCACCCTTGTATTTATCAGTGCCGCTTGTGTAGTGTGCAATCCAGCTTGTATAAGTTTTTTCGATTCCGTTCTCAATGTAATTATCGAAAAAGTCCTTATTTGCATAAACGCCTGCCCAATAGCCTGCTGCTTCGATTTTCTCATTGAACGCCTTAATAATAGCAGTCAGCTTTGTTTTTCCAAGCTTGCTAAGATAAATACCGCTTTTCGGCGTATCTTCAATATCAATATACACGGGTAAATCAATGTTTTTGCCTTTAAGTTGCTTGATCGTCCAATCTGCGCCTGATTCAACAGCGGATTCACTTTTGCAATAATTGTAGACATAAACGCCGATCTTAACGCCTGCTGCTTTCGCATTCTTATAATTTTCATTCCATCGCTCGTCAAGAGTATGATTGTTGTTGTTACCGATCCACCCAAGACGGATTATTGCAAAGTCAACTTTTTTTGCAACTTTCGCCCAATCGATTGATCCCTGATGTTTAGAAACATCAATTCCAAAGTAAGACATAAAATCACTCCTTAAAATTTAAATCAAAATTGTTTGCCTCGGCGATTGCCTTACGCAAATCAATTTCCTGCTGTTTTAAATCGCTTGTTATAACGTCCTTGTCGCGCCAAGTCTTATCGTAGTTTCGTAACAATAACTGCGCCGCGGTAGTGTCAGGCGGGCAATATCGCTTGAATATTTCTATATTCTTTATTTCCCCGTCTTTTTGCGTGCCTCGGCGTTCCTCATATTCAAAGCCGATCGCTCGCTTGAAAAGGGCAGCCTTGATAGTCAAAACAACGTTCTGTCTTCCCGTGCGTAAAGCCTCCGATAACTCGGGATATTTCTTTTTGTACTCATAGAAAGTGCTTTGTGCTATTCCTAAAGCGGAGCATATTTCCTCATCAGTTGCGCCGGACTTGCTCCACTCGGTTATTTTTGAAAGCATAGGCTTGACATACTCGGCATATTTACTTTTCCGCGCCATAATTCACCGCCCGAAAATAAAAAAGGGGCAGTAAACGAATTATTAAATTGAAATAATCCTTTTCTGCCCTCTTTTTGGTAAAATCTGTTTTATTCGTTTTTTATGATATTGCAATTTTGCGCCAATGTCAATATGTTTTTATGAAAAAGTTTCATAGTGGCGCAAATTTATTTCAACTGAGTTGCCTTATCCCCCGTCATAGATTCCCACCGCTTAACGATAACACTTGCATATCTTTCATCGTATTCACAGATAAAGCATTGACGGTTAAGGCTTTCGCAAGCAAGCAGAGTAGTACCGCTGCCCCCGAATATATCAAGCACTTTTTGCCCGCGCTTTGAGCTGTTCTTTATAAGCGTTTCAATCAGCGGAATAGGTTTCATCGTCGGATGCAGGTCATTTCTCAAAGGCTTATCAAATTTTAATATATCCGTAGGATCTAAAATATCCCTGATAATCTGCCGTAATTCTTCCGCAGACATTATATCAAGTTCCGCACTCCGATCAATAACGGTTTTCTGTTTGCGGTTTTTAATAAAATAATGTCCTGCTCCGTCTTTCCAGCCATATAAGCAAGGCTCGTGCATCCATTGATAATCTTGCCGTCCTATCGTCGCAACATTTTTAACCCATATTAAGGTCTGTTTTATATTCCAACCTATATCACGGCAGGCGCGCCGAAAGTTCAATCCCTCAATTTCGCCGTACCAAATATAAAAGCCTGCTCCTGCTTTCATAACATTATCAGCAGAGGTAAGCGCAGATTTGAGGAAATTATAAAATTCCTTGCTTTCCATATTGTCGTTTATAATCGTCAATTTATCATCAGTGCCGCCCTCAATGTTCACATTATACGGCGGATCGGTAACAAGTAGGTCGGCATACTCACCGTTCATCAACTCCGCTATCGTTTCAGCATTAGTGCTGTCACCACAAATTAAGCGGTGATCACCTAACTGCCACACGCTGCCGAATTTAACAAGGTTGCTCTCTTCATCGCTGTCCTCGTCTATATCGTCAAGATAATCCTCGCCTGCATTGTCGGAATCAAACAGGCTCGGGAGAGTATCAAAGCCGAACAGATCCATATCATACGCCTGCAGGTCTTGTAATTCACTTTCAAGCAGTTCAAAATCCCACTCCGCCAGCTCTGCAGTTTTGTTATCAGCCAAGCGGAACGCCTTAACCTGCTCCGGCGTTAGATCATCAGCAACAACGCACGGCACTTTTTCAAGCCCTAATTTGCGCGCCGCCTTTAGTCTTGTATGTCCGGCAACAATAACGCCGTTACTATCAATAACAAGCGGCACCTTAAAGCCGAATTGCTTAATACTCTCCGCCACTGCGTCGATTGCCTTTTCGTTGTGGCGAGGATTGTTTCCGTATTCGGTCAAATCCGAAATCAATAGCTCTTTAATTTCCAAGGAAAACGCCCCTTTGTATGTTTTCATTACATTCTATCAAAAAGGATAACAAAGTGACACAAAAAAAACGGCGCATAAAGCACCGTTTAATCAAGACTTATTAGGTTAATCCATTTGGTAATATACGCTCGCGTCATATCCCACACTTTCCATAAAGTCTCTCATTTTTTCTGCCTGCGCAGTTCTTCTGTTTCCTTGCGCAAAAACAGGTGTAGAAATAATAAATGATTTCCAAAATTCAGAGTACCAAGCTCTCAGCCCCGCCTTTTTAACAGCGTCAAATACCTTTGCGTGCTGCTTTCTCGGCAATGAAAGCATTAAACTATCAAAATTACAAGTACCGCCGTCGTCTGTTATTGCTGCAACGGCTATCGCCTCTTTTTTTGCTGTTTCAAGATCCTTTGTAAGTTGTTCATAAAACTTCATTTTAATTTCCTTTCTTAATCTTTTTTTGATAAAAGCACAGCTGGGATTTTTGCTAATTCGCCTGTCGTTATGTCAATGTACGAATCGTTTATAATCACAGAATCAATAACTTTAAATCCAAATCTCTTAAACTCTACAAGATTTGCAAGCAATAAAGAAGAACAGCAACTAATCGTGAATTTATTACAATCAATAGCCTCAAGCTGTGGAATAAGATCCTCGATATCCTGTGTCCAGATCATATCACTAAAATTTATGTATTCATTGTTTGTTCTCTTCTGATCTTCTAAAGCCATTTTCAAAATCATACTTAACTGCATATTAATAATTCCTTTCTTATTTAGGTGTCGTTCCCCTTGTTGTGCTTGTATAGTACCATATATTGAAAACGCTTTCAATACGCTTTATGCACAAACTTTCAGGCTTGTTTATGTGTATTTTTATCAATAAAAAAAGAGGGCAAACAGCCCCCTTTTAATAAATGACCCCTGCAAAATCGCGAGTAGTAAATTCAGCAAGGACTTTATCATCAGCATCTTTAATAACTGCAAGCGGTATTGTAGTAAGTCCTACGCCATAAGATCTCATTGATTTTTGTACATATGTAACAGAGTAGCCGTTTTTCATTTCTATTTCATTTCCGTTTGATAAGAGTATTTTCATTTACTAACCTCCTACATAAGTATTTTATAATGTTTCACGTGAAACATTTATGTTACACAAGTTTCATATCGGCGCACTTAAAGCGTGAAATTATCATCACGCACCTGAAAAGCGTCGCCGTGCTCGATGATATCAGGGAAGTTGCTTTTTGCAATCTGCATAGCATATTTGTCAATTTCAAATGCGTGATACTCGACATTTGTAAATCCCATTTTATCAAGGCAATAGCGTCCCGTGCCGATCCCGTCATACATAGACAAAACAATAATCTTTTCGTCACGCGGAATATTTTTCAGCGCACCGTTAAGAATATGAATTATAACCTCAGCCGTCCAGCCGTTGCCCAGCCCTTTATATGCCTGCGTTTTTGAAATAGCACGGCAATAATCGTCGGGCAAAGTCTGCAATCGGCAACATTCTGTAACCGTCAGTTTGCGGATTATGTAAAAGCCGTCTTGTAACTTGATCGGATATTCCTTTCCTTTAATATTGATTTTACCGTCCTTAACAACATATATCGGCTTGTCTGTTGGAACAAAACAAGTAGTCGCGCAACTGCTTGTAACCATACTTCCAGTGCTCAAGGTCGGCGACTTGTCTTTAATTTCAGCAAGATTATAAGCGTTGAACTGCTCAGGAATGTATCCGTATTTTTCAACGAGTTTCGGCAATGCCTTTTGTATCGTTTCCGCGTCACCTACATTTTCAAAAATCGGGCAGGCATATAGCCCTGTTTTTCCGCCCTGTCCGCCCCCGCCTGCGTTAATAGTAACGCTTTTTCCGTCACAACTATAAACGCGGTGCGCTTGCGCCGTGCTGCCTATATCGCCTATCCTTACAGGCTCGGCGACAATCATTCTTTTTCCTGATTGTCTATGAAGCGGTGTCGTTCCGTTAGACGCTTTATAATAATTACTGTCTAAACAATATGATTTCTCTCTCCAGCTTACACCGCTTTCTAAAATATCACGAAGAAGTATTCCTCTATCTGCAGGCTGTTCAACCTCTCCGCAATTATGTACATAAAAGCGTTGACGGTTTTGCGCCGATACCAAAGCGGAATTAATTTCAATATATCTTGCCCCGCTGTCAGGCATAAAGAGCGTACCGTCCCATACATTAAGACATTTTTTGATTTCGTCTTTGATCGCCTTGGCCGCGCTTTTGTTGTTTTCGTATAGAAAAAAATCCGGCTTAAACTTTTCCTTTGCGATCAGGTAATTTTCAAACAGCTTCCAGCCTAAACCGCTTGGCTCGGTTTCTCTGTTTTTCTTTTGAGCAATGCTCCAATAGGTGCAAGGACTGCCCCCGATTAACAGTTTAATCATGTTGCTTTATCCTTTCGTTTGTTTCTTTTACGGTTACTGATAAATAGCCTGCTGCTTCTGTGTAATATTTCTGACAGCAAACAGATACAACTTGCTTGTCGTCGTTGTACGCAATGCCATTCAGAGCGTCAAGCACTGCCTTGATTATGTTATCGCAATCAGGCTTTACGGTCGGTCTGATTTCATTATCTAAAATATCTTGCCGTTTCTTTTTACTCGTCGATTTTGGAATTTCATAAAAGGCAGATATATCAACCGAAATAAGGCAATCGCCTAAGTGACGACCGCCTGCTGCCTTATAACTCCACGCAATTAAATCCTCGTAGTCTTTCGTTTGCTGGGGCGTTATGCTCTGCATTCTACCCATACGCGAATTATAAAAAGTACGCGCCCTTAATTTTCCCTGCGGTTTTCCGTCAACAATAAAAGTAATCATTTTAAATTCCTCTTACAATGCGTTTGCTCTGAAAATCAAAAATATTAAAATCAGCGTCAGCGTCAATATAATTGCAAAGCGCAACGCCTGCCTGATGAATTCGTTATTCATAAGTTACCCCCTTAATGTTTCACGTGAAACATTTTGTAATTCTTTGTTAAACAAAATACACAAAACGACGCATTAAGCGCCGTTTTTGTCCTGCAATAGATATGCGTTGCACTCTCCGATAAGTTCAGGGAGTTTCAGTTCGTTTGAAAAGCTATTTCTTAACTGCGCTGTTGCTGTATTTATCTGCTGTACGAGTTTTAATGTTTTTTCGTCAAGAGGAGTACCAATACCGTTGAACATCCCCTCAGAATGATATTGATTGTGTTCTGCCAACATCTGCGCTGATTCGTAATACATTCCAAGCATTGTTTTTCTGACCTCGCTTATAGCAGGAGGAAAAGGACTTGAACTGATTAACTTGTTAACTGCTATCAGCACCACATTCGCAGGAAATTTCGCAAATTGAGTCGTCCATATCATAACAACGCCGTTTGCCTCGTCTTTGCTCATTCCCTTATAGCTGTTTGGATATGCCGCCTTTAAGATCGATAATATCTTGATTGCCTCGTCGCGTGTCATTATTATGCCCCTTTCAACATTTCACTTTTAATAACGCTCATAAACAGTGCGTCGCACAGTTCCTCGTTTGTTTCAGCTCCGTGCGATCGCTTGAAGTGTGCCAGCTCCGCAAGAGTGTTAATTCCGAGCCGTTCCGTCATTGCCAACAGTTCGCGAAATTTTTTCTTAGTCATTAAATTAGCCCCTCGTCTTTTGCCATATCAAGAAATACATTTCCGCCACTGTTGCCCCTGCTTTGGTGCGCTGCCTGCTGCTGTCCGTTATTAATCGGATAGAAAGCCTGCCAGCCTCGGCATATAACCTCTTTCAAGTAATCATCAACATACATTCCGCTTTCTGCCGCGCAGTCGTTTAACTTTTCAAGGTTTAACTCAATGCTTCGGTCGGTCATAGCGGCTCTTTTTGCTTTTCTTACTTTCAGCCAATCTTGAAGTAGGCTTTTAATTGTTTCGGTGCGGTCATTACCAAAAATCACAGCATAATCTTTAATATAATTATCAATAATCAGGTCAAACGAATTGTGATTTGCCTTACTTTCTTTCTTATTCTTTTTATCATTTTTTATTTTATTATTAAGTAATTGATTATCAGTATTTAATTGTCCTTGATTTTCTACCCCTTGAAATTCAAGCCCTTGATTTTCTACCCCTTGTTTTTTTATGCCTTGTTTTTCCACCTCTTGCCTGCTGCTTTCAACAATTTCAACATTGTTTTTAACATTTTGCGGTTTTTCATAAATGTGATATGTATATTCAATGCGCCCGCTGTCGGTTTCGTTCGGCATTCGTTTTTCAATATACAGATATCCAAAACGCTTTAATTCTTTTAGTGCGGCAACAATGGCGCTTTCCTTTTCAACGCATATCGCCACCAAGCCCGCCACCGAGTAATCCCAGTTATCAGGCAGTGAAAGCATAAGGGATAACAGTCCCTTTGCTTTGAGCGTCATTTCCTTTTCGCGGAAATGATAATTGCTCATAACGGTATAGTCTTTCGTCTTATGAACTCTTACAACAGCCATTTATAACCCCTCCTATCTTAATTCGATACTATTTTTTGTTCGTATCGCCTCAGCCTTGTTATGGTTGTAATCCTTGATTGCAGAGCCATAATTATTTGCCGTGGCAAGTATTTTATTTGCAAGAGATTTCATCTCTCGAGCGGTCATATAATAGCCGTCGCTTTTCATAATGAAAGCACGCGTGTCGTCTTGCAAAAGCGTTAAATTATCGCTCATTGTTATAATGTTTTGACTATCCATAAAAAAGCAACTCCTTGTAATAAAAATCCCTTGAAAGGTTGCGGAACGGCGCAAACCTCACAAGGGATAAGCTGATAGTGTGTATTAAATTTTCACCGCCCGAAAGGAAATCGAAAAAGCGGTAAATGCAAATAGTGTCCGTTCACACTATCAGCAATTCATATATTAATACTTCCAAATGGAAAAAGCAAGCATTTTGACGCACTTTATAATTTATGTTCACGATTCGGCGCATTTCAAGCCTGCTGCTTCGTTTAATTCTTGTTCAGCGTCAGCAAGTTTATTTTTCAATTTGTCAATTTCGTAATTTAAAAACATAATCGTGTTGTTTTTCTGTTCTAATACCACCGCAAGCTCTGCCAATAGGATTTCGTATCTTTTTTTATACATTGTGCTACCTCCGAATATGCCCTTGATTGTTCTTAATAGATTGAGCGAATGCCTCGCCGATTACGCGCAGGTTTAAAACTTCGCCGCGCTCCACTAATTCAACAGTCATTTTTCGTTTTTTCTGCCGTGCCATTATTGCCCCTCGCTTTCGCTATGTATTTTAGTCAACGCCCACATGTCAGCGTCGGAAATATCAAAAGCACTTTGCAATTTATTTAAAAAAGCATTACTGCAATTACGCGTGCCCCGTTCCACTTCTGAATATATGCTCCGGCACACGCCGATTTTCTCGGCGATCGCCTGCTGCGTTAGCCCGTGTTTAATTCTGAATACCTTTAGATTTCGTCTTTCCATATAGCCTGCTCCTTTTAAAATGTTTCACGTGAAACATTTCCGTTTCACAAGTTTCATATCGGCGCATTTTAAGCCTTATATAGCGGGGAATTACTCCCCGCCGTTGATAGTTAGAAACGCCTTATCAATCAGGCATTCCCACTGTGCGTATGATATCAATTCAAGTTCGTATGCAAAAGTGATTTTACCGCGAATCTCTATCATACTTACACGCCCCATTATATCGTTCGGCTTATAAAGCAGATTATGGTCTCTAATCTGCCTGTTCAGCCGTTGATATACCGAAATGTCGCTGTCCAATACTCAGCACTCCCTTAATGTATTTGTGCCATAATTCACAAAGTACGACATAATAAATCACTGTCGTGTTGCCTGTATATTCTTTTTGACAAATGCGACATTGTGGCGCATAATTCTTTTATATTACACACACATGGAGGCTGTAAAGTGGAAGATATAGGGCGAAAGTTGCGGACGCTCCGCAAGGGCAGGAAACTGACACAAAAAGACGTTGCCGACCGCCTCGGGCTTGTTCGTGCAACAATTTCAAATTATGAGGTCGGGCGCAGAACGCCTCACCTTTCAGACCTTAAACGATTCGCCGAACTTTACGGCGTCACTCTTGATTATTTCGGAGTGTCAACAAATGATGAAGTCTTTGAATTAATAAGCCGTGCTCGTGAGGTTTTTGAAAGTGACCAAGTATCAAGTAAGACGAAAGAGGATCTATACAAAGAATTTATGCGTCTTTACTTGAATATCAGCAAGGATTAAAGGAGTTTTCACCTATGACAATACAAAAGGATAATACCGCGTTGCGCGCTGCCGTATATGTCCGTTATTCGTCGGAAAATCAGCGCGACGGCTATTCAATCGAGTATCAGCTCGACGAGTGCAAGAAATATATCAAAGAGCAACAATATGAATTTTTAAAGGCTTATGTTGACGAGGCGGTTTCGGGGAAATCTACAAATAACCGTACCGCCTTTTTTGATTTGCTTGCTGACGTAAAAAACGGCTTGTATGACGTCGTTGTCGTCTACAAGTACAGCCGTTTTGCCCGAAATCTTTTAGAGGCTACTTTATACCGCCAACAGATAGAAAAGAACGGAGCAAAGCTCATATCGGCTATGGAGCGCATAGACGATAGTACGCCTGAGGGTAGAATGATGAGAAATATCATCATGACAATGGACGAATACTATTCTGATAACCTTTCAACTTTTGTCTTGTCGTCAATGTACACGGCTGCCAAAAGCGGAAAATTCCTCGGCGGAAAATATCCATACGGCTACACCGTGAATGACGAAAACAAGTTTATTGAGAATAAAGCCGAGGCGGATATCGTGCGCCGTGTTTTCGATTTACGCCTCGCCGGAATGTCTCCGATAGATATCGTCCGCACTTTGCACGCTGACGGCTTGCGATCGCGTACAGGCAAGCGGTTTACGCGCTCTTTTATTTCTAAAATGTTAACTAACGAACGATACATCGGCACATACAAGTATGAAGTATCGGGCTATGAGCCTATAATCATTGAAAATGCCTTTGAGGGACTTATAAGCCTTGATAAGTGGCAGGCGGTGCAGGAAATCATAAAACGCGAGAAACGCGCCCCTTATGTGAAATCACGCCTGCGTCACCGTGTATATCCGCTTGTTGGAAAGATTTACTGCGGAAAGTGCGGCGAGCCTTTCCGAGGAAACGGCAGACGCATTAAAGATCCCGAAACAGGAGAACTTAACCGCGAGATTGTTTATTACACCTGCCGAGGGCAACATGTCCATAATAACTGCGATATAGGATCTGTGCGAAAAGAGGTTATAGAGGATTTTGTATTCGGTAAAATTAAAGAATTGATATTAAATGAAAATGTAATCAACGATATTGCCGAGGTTGTGTATAAATCAGTGGATAATGGGGAAAACGACCTCACCGAGGACATATCGAAATTAAAAAAGGAAAAGGCACAGATCGAGCGGAAACTCGAAAATCTGCTTGACCTTTTCCTTGACGGCGAAATTTCAAAAGCGATCCTTAATAAGAAATCAGATGAACTGCAAACCGATTTAAAGGACTTGAATAGCAGGCTTCAAACAATGGAGTTTACGGCTGCAAATGAAATCACCGTTGACCGTATACACGGCTTTTTGCTCGATATGATAAACCAGCTTGAAACCGCCGACGATACCGTTAAAAAGGCGATCGCAAGCCAATTTATTGATAAAATAATTGTATATGATACCGAGGTTACCGTCAAATTGACGGTAACGCCTCACTTTATGACGGATAAGCGTTCTAACGGTGGGGCGTTATATTCCTTATCCGCCATAAGAAAACCCTCACGTCAAGGCACGCGACCTGCTCCGCTGCGTTGATTAGTTTTGTGCCCTGTCCGCAGGGCTTTCTGTTTCATATAACGTTCGCATTATTTTTATTAAGTCATCAATTATATGCCTATCGTCATACTCTTCATCCAGAAATGATGTGATTTTTAAGTCTCCTTTACGAGCGAGAACACGATTAAAATACATCATAAGAAAGCTTGAAATTCCTATTTTATCGTCAGCCTCTACTAAACTTTTTAACTTTTCATAGTTTGTCATAATTATTCCTTTCTTGCGGTAGGTCGCAACCCTATTTTTATTGAAACGTAACGGCGGCGTTTAAAACCGCTGCCGCTATCCAATAAACGCACATTCTGTAATCTGTTTTTAAGCCGTATACTACCGCCGCGCCTAAATCAAGCGCGATCAGCAGTAACGGGAATATGTATTCTTTCTTAATCATTCCATTTCCGACCTTTTTTCTTTCCAAAATTCAAAGCCTGTCCGCATTCCATACAAAATTTCATACCGTCCTGTACCTCTTGATTGCAGTTCGGACATGATCCTATCAATACCTGTTCATAATGAAAATTATTATCGTTTTTTATAGATATATTTTCATCATAAATTCCAATAGCTTTTTTCGGTATCTGCTTTTCAAGAGCTTGTTTGATAGTACAATATTCTTCAACAGTCACATATAGTTTATCGATAACTCCAAACGCATTTGTTTGTTTTTCAATACTTTTTAATGTTTCCTGTGGTGTCATTCTTCTACCTCACTCAAATCAATAGCCTGACCGCAATTTGGGCAATAGTCATATTCTTCATAGTCGATTTCGTATGGCTTCTCACAACAAGGACAAATCCAAGTATCATTTATAAGCTTGCCTTTGTCATCATAACCATCGCCCTCGTAATCAGGTCTTTTAGGTATCTGTTTTTCCAAGGCAGAAATTGCAGTTATTAAGCTCTTTTTATCCGCTCTTGTAAATTCGCAATTATTCAGAATTATATATATTCTTTCAATAGCTTCCTGTGTTGTCATTTTTCCTCTTCCTTTTCTAAATATGCCTCAAGTTCTTCAAGAGTCCAATCAAATGTATCAGGCTTTTCGCCTACTTTTTTTACTACTTTGTCCTTTAATTTTTCGAGCAATTTTTTATAGAGTTGTTCTTGACAAAATATAAAAATCAAAATAAAAACGATATTAATTACAGGGACACACAAACATAAAAAACTTGATATTTTTTCAGAGAATGAAGATTTTATTTCTATTTTCGAAACGATCGCCGGAAATTCTCTCTTTAAACGATTTGATAAAGCTTTACTAACAACCAAAGTAGTAATAATACATATTACGGTTGTCAAAATATAAAATAATAAAAATCTCATAATTCCCCTCCTTTTATTTCTTTTCCTTTGAATTTTCGCTTTCAAAATCATCAACAAACTGTATATTTTGAACGTCACAGCGAAATACATAACCTGTGTAAGCGTTTTCAACAATGCCCATTGTTATACTAATAACTCCGGCAGGTGCGCCGCCTTTAAGTATTGATTCACTAATTGGCTTGCTAAAGTGTTCCCATTCATGAAAAAAGGCTTTAACATTGCCGTTAACTATACAAGGTCGCAATCCTCGCTTAATCGCCTCTGATTGTGTCATTTCTGCTCTACCCTCCTGTTAAAACATTTTATCGCTTTTTCTTCCGTTTCGTTGCCGTCGAAACTGATAATTGCTTTGCATTTTTCACATTTGAAAAAGGTTATATTTCTAAACCCATGTATAAGATTAACTTTGCCTTTGCAAAAAGGACAAGGCTTTAATTTCTGCACTACTTCACCTCCACACATAGCACCAAGACTGCGGTGGCTGAGTTAAAAAACATTCCCTGTTTTGACACTCTGGACAATCTCTTTTCGCAAGTCCTAAATCTGCATACCAACACTCTCGATTATATTTTTTGAACTCACTCAGCTCCTTTGGCTCATCATAGATTACAAGATTTGAGATGTGCCAAGACCAAAGAGGCTTGTCGCCAGCATATTTCTCAATTTCAGAATATGTAAGACAAGATTTTTTCTGTATATAATCGCTCCACGGACTTATCAGATACCCGCCTGTAATTCTATCACAGATAAACTCGCCAATAACTTTGCCGTTAAGTGAAGTTGTTTCATTACCTATATCTTCAAAACCTTCTCCGAATTTAACTTTGTTATCGCATAGATACAGGTTATCGCTGCAAGCATAATTGCCTTGACCGATTGAAAATCTTTCTTTAGGCAAAGTACAGTATATGTAGCACTTAAGTGGAGGTTTAATCTTTGGCTTTGTTTTTCTGACTTCGATTGTTTTTTTGCCTGCTGCGATCAGCTCGCAGTATTTAGGATTGATACTCATCATTACTGAGGGTTTCTTTTCGAAATAGAAATAGTCAGATGTCATTGTTGACTTGCCCCCTTTCGCTGAATATCTTCACGGATTAGTTTTCGGATATAATTGTTTTTGCTTTTCTGCGCCTCAAGCACGGCGATTATATCTGCGTCATTATCGATGTGATACGTCAAATGAAAATGTTTAATTTTTTTCAGGTATTTTTCCTGTGCGCGTTTCAGAGCCTCATTCTGCATTTGTTGACCCCCGTTCCTCTATATCATCATTAAATATGTTTTCGTCCCACGCTATGTGATATTGATTTGCAAGCCGTTCAAGTGTTGCAAGATTATATTCAGTATCGAATCTCTCGTTACCGCTGCCAATTTCGCATGTATTCGATACAAGGTAGTTGGATAGCTCTTCTATTTTATCCATACACGCTTTTATAATCTTTGCGCGGCGCTGTTCGCCGAAATTCAACTCTTCATCAAGCACCATTGCCAGCGTCAAAAAGAACAAGAAAAAGTTTCTGTCGTTGCATTTCTTTTCGTATTGCTCCTTATATTTTACAAATTCAGAGGCGGCTGCCTTACGAATGGTTTCCTGCTGAGCAACGCTTAGCCTGCGCTTTCCGTATGCTTTTATTTTTATCACTCCTTGTTTTTCATAAAATTATTGATGATTTTTTGAGATTTTCTATAACATTTAGGGCAAAAATCTATATCCAAATGACAATAGGTTAAGCATTTTTTTATGACAAAATCGCCTGTCTGCTTAAAAGGATCATAAGCGCACCCGCATCGATCGCATACTTTAATATCCATTATTAATTTTCCTTTCCGTCAATATCATTTAACAACTTTTGCAGATCCTCAACCGATATATTAAAATCGCTGTTGGCTTGCGGTTTGTTTTCTTTTGATTCTCTCTCCGCAACAATATTCTTGCTTTGCGAGCAACAGATCATAGCGAGAATTTCCATAGGCATATTTAAGGTGTCACTTATATCCTTTAGAATGCAAGCCGTCATTGCTATTAACTCCATACTGTTGCCGTTGATATTAACAGAGGTAGTACCGTTATCATTGAGTTTACATATAATTTTTTTCATTTTTTGTTTCCTTTCTTAATCAATCAAAAGTTATTTGTGTTGAAATGTTTGTTATTTCTTTGCAATTTTTAACTGCTTGTTTAAACCAGCTTGTTTTTAATTCAATACCGATAGCCTTGCGCCCGCGTTCAAGTGCAACATAAGCCTCAGATCCTATGCCCAGAAACGGCGTGAGGACTGTTTCGCTGGGATTGCTCCACAGATCCACCGCCCTGCGAATCACGGATAACTGCAAAGGGCATATATGTTTTTCGTCCTTATCATCTCTGCAAGATTTACTTTGCAATGTATCGGACGGATTTATATCCATCCATACAGGCGAGGCATATTTCTGCCATTCAGCGACTGGAAAAGACTCGTTTGTGTGAGCGATCGGCTCGGGATTGTCCCCGGGCTTACGCATTATAACAAGATACTCCGGCAAGCCTTGACGGCTCATAGAACTGTCTTTCTTTATCTGCTTATGCAACAGCCCAAGGGCTTTGGTGCGCTGCATCTGCACAACAGGATCTTTCCATATGCATATTTCGCTATGATAATAAAATCCCACCTTTTGAAATAGCCGTATAAGATCGCCCCTAAAGTCCTGAACACCGATAAAGCCGTCCCTGCCCTTAGTCGTCGGCAAATTCATACAATGAACAGCCATGAGCCTGCCGGGCATTAAACATCTATAAAGCTCGTTTACGATAAATTCAAACTGAGTATAAAACTCAGAGAGCGTCCGGCAGTTGCCTAAATCTCTTTCGCTGTTAGAATACACATATAGCGAGGCAAACGGCGGAGAATATATCATAAAATGAATAGAATTATCGGGAATGCCTTTCAGAATTTCCGCGCTGTCACCGTTATATAACGCCATATTTTCGTCAATATACTGATCAATCACACTATCCATTGCGGTAACATCATCCTTTCTTTAGGTTTATATGTAGTAATCATTTTCGTTGTGCGGTGAATATCCGTTAATAGTTTCTTTTTGGTGCGTTCAGCCAGCTCAGCCATAAACTTTTGAGCCTGCTGCTGTTTCTTTTCGATATTATCCTTGACCGCTCCCTCTGCTTCGCTTACAACGATATAAGCATTAACGGGCTTTTCCTGACCAAATCGCCAGCAACGACGGATCGCCTGATAATATTTTTCAAAAGAATCAGAAAGACCGACGAATATCTCGTTATTGCAGTTCTGCCAGTTCATACCGTATCCGCATATTGAGGGCTTAGAAACAAGAACGCGGATATCACCGTTAGCAAAGCCGAGCATTGCATTTCTTTTGTGCTCATCGGAATCTGAGCCTTTAACTTCTACCGCACCGCTGATATTCTTTTTCAGCAGTTCGCTTTCCTTGTTATAATCGCACCATACAAGTATCTGTTCGTCTGTGCTATTTGCAATTTCACAAGCCTTTTTAACTCTATCCTCGGTGCTATCACGCCTTGCTTTGGCACGCTCCTGCAGTGTCTGCGTTGCCTCAGGGAAAAGTAACATCTGCCCCGAATCGTCCTGCAGTTCGGATTTGACCGTTACTTGCTTAACATTAAGCGGCGGCAGATTATAGCGTTCGTCGTTGTAGCCTAAGATTGACGGATTCGTAACAACGCACGCCCAGCTTGATACCCAATCCCAAAAGGCGCTTTCTGCGTGTCCTTTTAACCTCCACTGCGATACATTCCCGCCGTCATGCACAAAAAACGTTGCGAGCATTTCAAAATAGCTCATAACGCCTAAGAATTCAGAATGATTGCCTAACTCCATAAAGTCATTAGGCGACGGTGTAGCCGTATAGCAGCCTTTAAAAGGTGTGAATTTGAACGCCTCAATTAATTGTGTTCTTGTCTTGCCTGTATTGTTTTTCAGAATTGAGCTTTCATCAAGAACTACCGATCCGAAAACGGAACAATCAAAGTTATGTAATTTTTCGTAATTCGTTATATTGACTGCGTTCTTAGTAACATCTTTTTGAGATTCGCAGATATTAACTTCAATTCCGAATCTATCGCCTTGCATTTTCGTTTGATTTGCGACGGCAAGCGGTGCAAGAATAATTGACGGCTTACCTGTATATTTACGCGTTTCGTCAGCAAAACAAAGCTGCTGAATAGTCTTTCCAAGCCCGCATTCCTGAAAGTTTGCACACTTCCCTTTCATTATCGACCATTTAATGAGGAGCTTCTGCCATTCAAACGCGTTTTTATTAATATCCGAAAGTTCGATATTAAATCCGGCGTCATCAGCTCTGATTTGCTTTGATTTGATAAAATCTAAATAATTCATTGTGTCCTCTGTCATTTATTTATTTTTTTCTTTAATTCTTCAAAAGCCTGCTGCTCGGCGCGTTCATCAAGTTTCTTTTTAATGAATTCTTTCCAGCCCGGCATAATTTCTATATGCATGATATCAATTTGAATAATACCGCGACGTGGCTCGTTTCGATTTTCGAGTTGAACTGAATATTGGAATTGATTGTTCAAGGTGGGATCGCGCCAACGGATAAACTCTTTTATAAAATATATCTTTCCATCATATTCGGGGCGCTTAATTATCACGCCCACATTGTAACGCTGTGCAAGGTCTGCCTCTTCTTTTGTCATTTTTCCTCCTTGTTTATGTAAGCACAGATGTCTCTGATAATTTTCTGCGCTGGATCGCGTTCGCTTTCAGGTAATAAGCACAAAACGCTAAAAAGTTTGTTAGTTTTTTCAAGAATTAAATCTTTCTCGGAGCGGATATCTGCTCCGCAATACGGACAGAATTTTGCGCCTTTGACTTCAATTTTACGATAGCACTTACCACACTTTATAACCTTACTGTATGAGTGTTTTGGCATTCGTAATTTCCCCCCCGTGAGATTTCACTATATGGCTTATATGCGATACTGAAGTCCCGTATTTTTGAGCAATAGACGTTACCGATTGTGAAGTATCGCTGTAATCAATTAATATTTGTCTAATCTGTTCATCTGAAAATTTTCTCATTGTTGCCTCCCTGAATCTGTTTCAAAACTAAGTGATTATATAAAGCGGAAATTTCCGCCTGCTCCTGTTGTGCCTGCTGCCGACGGATTTCTCTGACTTTATGGCGAAAGCGCTTACATATAAGCTCTCCGATTATTTCCGCCGGAATGCAGGCTGCGGCGATCGCTCCGCAAGTGATTATTATTTCAATCATATAACCTATCCCTCCGAACTTTTTTTTGAGCTTCTTTTAAAAACTCTTTTTTTAATTGCTCGTATTCTTTGGAGCAAGAGGGGCAAAGATCGCCCATATTTGTATCTACTTCCCACCCAGTAGGCGAATCCTCAAATTTATTAATCCACTGCTCACCACCAAAAGTTGTACTTGTACACTTTAAAAAAATAGAAGCATTACAACGATCGCATGTGATTAATAGTCCGTTTTGTTTCACTGCTACGCCTCCTCGTCCTCAATTAAATCAATTTCGGACTCAAGCTGAGCGTTCAGCTCGTCGATACTGCTGTATGTGCAGACGAAATTCTGCTCGTCAACATTGTTATGAAATTCATAGATAACGCCGCCGTTGTTTTCGTCAACATAGAACTGCGATCCGCTGCCGTCGTAAGCCTGCTTTGCTTTTTCACTCAAAGCGTTGTAGTAACGGTTATGATCTGCGCCGTCAAATGGTGTCAGAAAATGTCCCCTGAATTTTTTTGTCATAATAATTTCCTTTCTGCGTACTAAGCGCGCCCGCTTATTATGGAATAGGGCTGATACGCTCAACCCTTTAGAAACGTTTATTCAAAGTTTTTATAGCACTATAACATTGTCAATCGCTGTAAAGAACGCATCGCCATTATCGTCTTTAAGACCAATTCTTGTTGTGCTGTAAATACCCCACGGGTCACCGTACTTTGAGTTATCGTATCTTTTCACGAAAAATACAACGCCCTCTGTGCCATGTGGAACTTTTCGACCTTTAATCACTCTTACACGTTTTCCGTAAACTTTTTTAAAATCGCTTACTTCTGTTGCCGCATTAAACTTTTCGTGACTAAGAAGATAGAAATGCAGTTCGTTTAGTTCTTTTTCGCTCATTTTTGAGTAATTCATTGTTTTATTCCCTTTCTTATAAGCCTTTGGCTATCGGTGACGGCTTTCGCCGTTTCGTCTTAATTTCCAAAGACTCATCAGACCGATTTTATATGAGTTCAAATTTAACTGTTAGTCCTGTGCCGCTTTTAAAGGCTTTTCCCCAGCATTCTTCATAATTTAAAATAGTATCGTGATACCATTTGCCTTTGCATTTAAAATTTCCATTATGATCATAGATTTCAATATTAGCATTTTCAACTTCACGACTGAGTATTAAAGACTTAAGTGTTGTTACTTTTCCGCTGTTTATAATTTTGTACTGTTCTTTAATTGTCATTTTTCTTTTATTCCTTTCTGTTTAAAGCCTAACGGCTATCGGTGACGGCTTTCGCCGTTTCGTCGTAATTTTCAACGACTCATCAGACCGATTTTATAACAATGTATATACATCCATACAGTGTGCGTATCTTTCTGCAACTGTACCATTTGGATATTCGAACATTACTACTCGTCTTTTTAAAAGACCAAATTGTGTACCATAAACATCATTGAACATATCTAACATACCCTGTGCTTTTTCCAAATTCTCTTGTGCAACCGCATTAATTTTGTTAATTCTTTCTTTCATTTTATTATTCCTTTCTTTCTTATAGAGGTTTCCCCCGTCCTTGTGTCTATATAGTACCATATAATGAAAGCGCTTTCAATTAGCATAATACACAAACTCTAAGGCATTATTTTATGAAATTTTGACAAAAAAAATAAAACGGCGAGGAAATCCCCCGCCGTTAATCAATTTAAAGTTATTTACTTATCGGAATGGTGTTATTTACTGCCTGCTGCGCTACCGATATTGCAAGAGCCGTAACAGTATCATTGAACGCCCCGCGTCCTGCAAGGCACGATACAGCCGCGCCCTGTTTCCATATTGAGCTTGCTTTCGTCGGGCAACTCATAGCGTTGGTAATCACTACGCTGTTCGATACCGTCGAGGCGGCATATACAACAGCCGCCGCATATGAGCCTGTCGTATAAGCGATAAACTCGCCCCCGTTGATTCGTAACAGCGCGTTATTGTGCAGATTGAAACAATACGACGCATTTAAGGCGTTAATTACCGTGCCTTTGCAATTATTAAAAGTGCCGTGCTGTGCGATGATAGAATTCAAACCGCCTGTAATGTAGAAACGGCAGTCGTCAGCCTGCAGAAATCCGCTCGTCGCTGAAAACATTGTAAAGCTGGTATCTGCGGCACCGCCGTTTGTTACAGTAAAAGTTGCATTTTTAATGCAAACACCCTGCCCGAAAACGCCTATATAATGCTTTCCGGCCGTTAAGTCAAAATTAATTGCCGAGCAATCCGAAAAATCAAAGGTGATAACGCGATCCGTCGCCCCTGCATATCCTAAAGACATAACACGATAACGGCTTGACGACGTTCCGCTGCCCCCATAAGGTGTTGAAACGCCAAATTTTCCGTGAACACGGATTGTCATTTGAGATAGTCCGTAATTTTCGCCTGCGATCGTTTCGGTGAAAAACGCCTGTGCAAGGTCTGAGAGCTTTATATTGTCGTTTTCGCCGTTACATACATAATCGTACTCGCTTATGCCTTTAAGAGCTGAAACAGCCTCCTGCAAGGCTGTAACCTCGTCAGAAACATCGCCAAGTCCTGCACCGTCGATAGATTTACAACAATAGACTGTAATTTCTGTGCCTGCGGTTTTAACGCCGTTTCTTTTTTCGTCCGTTATAAAGGTTATCTTGCTACCGTCAAGCGTGTAGTCTGTGCCCTCAACGGCAAGAAAGCCATTAACATATACGTCGATAATATCAACGCCTGTTGCGTCATATTGCGGAATATCGAACGTTACCTCAGAACTTTCTGAATCAAGCACTTTATGCCATACATAACGCTTGAAAAGCGTTGATACCGCAAGCGTGTCTTTCTTATCCTGAAACCAAGTATCGAACTGACCTTGCGATGTTTCTAAAAAAGTGCTCAACTCTATTGTTGTCGAATCCATAACAGTATTCATTCTCTGTTGTGTTTCAGAAATAAGTGTGTCTGCCTCACTCTTAAAGTTGTTAACTACCTCGTCGCACTTCGTATCAATGCTTGTAAAATAATCGTTATATCCGACAGGCGTTGTAATCCACCCGCAGACGTCCTTATCTGAGCGCTTATCGTTGATATTTCCCTGATTAATTGTTGTTACGTTAGAATTAACGGTAATATCAGCGAGGGCGATTTCGTAAACCTTGCTTGTTCTTTCAAGCGCCGGAGCGGTCGGGTTTGTGCTGGGCGTTCCCTGCTTGTAAGAGAACACAATCGCTCTGTCCGGCGTGTCGCTCGGATTTAGTCCAAGACGCATTATAACGCGGTCAATACGCTTTAAATTTCCTGTCGGTGCGGTCGGAACGGTTATATCAGTATATGGGCTGTCGTTATAAGCCCAATGACCCTCGATCCAAGCGCGCCCGATCGCAATAGATAACTTCATTCCGCCTGCGGCGGTAACTTTCAGGTCGTCGTCGTTACTTCGACGCACGCCGGAGCTTATGATTGCGGCAAGGTTTTCCGAGTAGTCGTTTGCGTTGTAAACGCGGTCGTCTATTCCGTCCTGCTGCAAGCTGTTAAAAAAACCGCTGTAAAGCATTAATGTTCACCGCCTTTGTAGTATTTATTTTCAAGTTGAGTAAGTCGCTTATGTGCCTGTCTGACGCTTTCCTCAACTTTTGCAATTCTTTCTGTATTTTCTTCAATGCGTTCATTAATTCCCTTAACTTCCGCCTTAACATCATTAAGCAGATTTTTAATGTACGCCAAATCTGACTGCAACGCCCCTGCTTTACTGCCGGACTGCTCGTTCTCTTTTTTGCTCGTCTTCCAAAAGTTGATAATCGCTATGATTGAAACTATTGCTGAAAGAATAGAAAGAAGTGCTGTTAAATTAAACTGATCCATGTGCCCTCCTGTTTAATTACCATATTTGATTTCGCGTTTAAATCCGTTTTCGTCTTGACATTCGGAAACGGTTAAAATACGGGTAACGATATATTTCCCGAGCGACTTGTCATATATGGTAACAAGATCACCAAGGCTGTAATCTGTGCCGTATTTGAAATTTGTATTTTCGGTATCAATGTCTCCGTCGAACGTTTCAGTACGTTCAACCTCTGCAAGGCTCTGTCGCCCCTGCGTTTCGAGTTGTTTTCTGTAAACCTCAACGGTAACCCCTTCATCTTGTGCCATTGAGTTTCCGTCAACAAACATTTCGCGACGATTAAGTCCTGTATTCCAATCGCCGACAAGTGCGAGATTACGCTCTATTCCCTCACCCTGTCCGCCTATAACAGCCATATTCTTATAGGCTGCCTCGTCATAAATATAATCTGATGAAATGAGGTTGTCATAATCTTGCGAGAAGATAACAGGATCGTTTCCGAGCGTGTTATCGATTGAATGGTCAACGCCTCTAAAAACTTTATAGCGGAATTTGAGCGTTTCCTCATCGAGATACATATAAGAGCCGAGCTGATATTCCTGCAGAACGCTGTCTGTATATTCGAGCAAGCCTTTATATGTTACCTGCTTTTCGGCGTCAGTTTCATTGTCTGAATCGCCCGTCACGATAGTTTCGGTAAGTCCTGTTATATCATCATCAGTCATTGACAACTCTGGAATATTCCGAGCAGCAACGCTGCTTTCGGTCGCATTCTCTTTAATCAAGTTACGTACTGCGATTTCGACCTTACCGCTTAATTTCGTGCTTGAACTGTGCCAAATATAATTCATACCTGTGCCGCTTTTCGTCGGAGTATAAACAATTCGCCTGTCAAGAATGGACTTCAAGAAACGACCGCTTGCGGCAATCATCAATCCCTCAGACGTGCTATTCGTTATTTCAATTTTCTCAATGATTCCGCATTCGTAGCTGTCAGGGCGAGTAACATAGTTACCGACAACAAGATTTTTAATGTTGTTGTCAGTGACACGGGTATATATTTCAAACTCACCCACGCCGTAATAACTTGACTGCCATATGATCGATGACGCGTCGTCAATTATAGCCACAGGCTCACGGTCTGAATTTCTCACTACTACATAATCAATCATAAAATCACCCGTTAAACGTACTTTTGCTTATAACGAATTCGCATATATGCGCTTGTTGCGTCGCCGTGATCAAACTGCAACGAGAATTCGTTATCTCCGAGGGCGAGTTCAAGCCATGTAATGCCTTTATCTATTTTGCTTATTAGATTTTTTCCGTTCATAGTGACGGATTTCTGTCCTTTAATAGTGTTTATAACGAGCGTATCGCCCTTTGATACGGTAACATTAACCCCAAAAGAATTGCGGTCTTTGTCATAGATAACAGGATGAATCAGATCCTCCGTCAGTGTTATGATCTCAAACACTGCACCGATCGCAACATCACCGTTATTTGTGAATGTTTGCGTCAGCGTGTCATTGTTGTAGCGACCGAATGGAACTCCAGCCTCAGGAAAAGCAATCGGGAATTTATGCAAGTCAAGAAACTGCGTGATTTGCGTAACAAATTCGTTGATATCTTCCCAATACGGCTGAGAACAGTAAAGCGTAATCTGCATAACAGCCTGATTTGTGAATCGCGGCATTGATACATTCTCGACAATGCCCTGAATACGCTTTTCTTTCTTGTTTTGCGTCCATAACAGCGCGCCTGCTGCTTTGAATTTCACATAACTTAGCACTGTTCTTTTTGCGTTTTCAACATTTACGCCTTCATTGATTGTTAAATCAATAACTATACTGCGAGGTTGCGCTTTTACATTTGTAACACTGTCTCCGTCAGTACCGATTGTATCCGTACTTGAAATATCAGCTGACATATCCGTTAATCCGTCGATGTTTGTAATTTTAAAAAGAGGATTTCCGACGAGGGGAAATGTCGTTCCCCACGCCGTAACAAAATCAAGAGTAAACATTTAAGCCTTAACACTCCCTGCCATTGCTTGTCGAACGGCTGCCGCCGTCTGTTGTTTGCTTCTGAATAATTCAAAACGGCTGTGAGCCTGCGAGTAATTATTCGTTTGATTTACAACAACACTCGGCTTCGTTTCGTTTGCAAGTTCTTTAGCAACTTGTTTAATCCATTGCTTATTTTTTTCGAGGGGAACGACAGCCTCTGCGCCGTCCTCACCGATCAATGCAGTTGTTGCACTTTTTACAACGCCACCCTTTGCCAATCGCGGTAACGATACGGTTGGAATTTTTCCGATACTAACACCGGGCAACTTATTAATAACGCTCGTCATTTTATTGATTGAATTAGGAATAAAATTAATTCCTTTTTCAACCGTACTGATTACTGCGTTAATTGCGGTTTTAAAAGCTCCGCCGATTGCGTCGCCTATTTTAGTTCCGATCGACGTAAATTTTGCTTTGATTTTGTCAAAAATTCCACTGAAAAATTCAACTATCGGGCTAAAAATCTCAATGACTTTCTGCTTTGCCTCGGCAAATTTGTTTTTAAAGAAGTTAGGAATGGCATTAAAAACTGATTTGATTTTTTCACCAATGCCTGAAAACCAAGCGCCTATAGACGAAAAGGCATTCGTAACATTTTGACGGGCACTTGTAAATTTTTCTTTAAACCAATCAGCAATTCCTGAAAAAGCATTTTTTATGCCCTCAACTTTTTCAGAAAACCATTCTGAAACGTCGTTCCATACCTCTTTTATTTTGTTTATAGCCGTTTCGCCTGCTGCCTTGATCTCATCCCAGTGTTTTACGCATAAAACAATAATTGCGATGAGGGCAGCAATCGCCGCAACGATTGCCATTACGATCCACGTTGTCGGATTTGCCGCCATAATTGCAGACTGAACAGCAAGAACAGCATTTAATACACCAATAGCGGTGGCGATTCCTGCTATAACTCCTGCTATTGCTCCGACGGTCTCTTTGTTATCGATAATCCATTGAATACCGTCGATAATATTAGGCAGAACATTATCAATAAAATCTTTAAATCCCGCATCTACTGAATCGGCGAATCCAGAAAAATCCACATTGTCCGTAAGCTCTAAAATCTTATCTAAAATATCATTAAAGCCGTTTTTAACACTTGTAGTTACAGGCTCTATTTTTTCGCCTAAATCAGCCATAGACAGGTTATAATCCGCTGTCGCCTTGTTCGCCTCAATGATACTGCTTGCAGATTCGTTATAAGTATCCGCCGCGTCGCCATAAAGCGCGAGAAGTGTGTCAGTTATTAAAGCCTGCCGTTCCTGCTCATTTGAGCATTTTGACAAAGCAACATTAAATGCGTCCTCAGCGGTAACAACATCCCCGCCCATGTACTTTGAAAACATCTTAGCGGCGTCACTGCTCCAATTCAAAGCGTCGGCGAGCGTTCCCGTTACCGTTCCTGTTTTTGCAGTTTCGCCTGCGGCCTCGGCGAGTGATTCCACTGGTAAAGCGTCTTGATACGTGCCCCAAGCGCCTGTTGTTATTCGTACCCAGTTGTCAAGATCCTTTTGGCTTTTAGACATTCGAGCGATATTGTTCGCAGCTTCAACCGCACGATCGTCCTCGCCAAAAATGCCGTAAAGATTTTTCCATGTGTCCGTTGCAGTTTCCGCGCTGAAATTCGCCTCATCATAGGCAGTCGTTAATGTGTTTAAATCCTGTCTGAATTCTCTCGTTTCGGATGCAAGCCCCACAAGGCTTGAAATGGCGTTTTTTGCTGCTCCAACAAGAGCAGACAAGCCGTTGCCTATAAAGTTTGAAATTGCGCCTTTAGCGACCGTGAAACCGTCGCCGCTATTCTTTGCTGCCTTTCCTGTATCGTCAAGAGCAATTTCGCTATCGCCCAATTTCTTTTTGTTTTCGTTTATTTCAGAATTTAAACTCTGAATTTCCTTTTTTAAGCTCCGCGCTTCTTTTGAGTATTTGCCTGAGTCAAGCACAACATCGCTATATTTTGATTTCAGCTCTTCAAGTTTTTTGCTTTGGTCTGAAATTTCATCTTTTAATTTCTGACTCGCTGAAATATTTTCCGTTGTGCTTGATTTCATATCATCAAGCGCGGAGCTGTACTTTTTGATTTGTGATTGTGTTTGGCTTAACGCGGCTTTTTCGTTATTAATATTTGTCCGTAATTTAACTGCGGCGGAACTTGCAGGATCTAATCCGTCTGCTATCAGATTGTCATATTCTTTTTGCAGTGCGGAAACTTTTTTTTGCTGTAAATCGGCAACAGTATTTAAATTTTTGAGCTTTTTAGTTAAGCCCTCCTGAGTAGCAGTCCAGTCACCCATTCCGGCAGCCGCCGCTTTAAATTCGCTGTTGCTTTCCTTAATCAGTCTGTTTGCCTGCGTAAGTCCTGCTTTTAAGTTAGTAATATCAATTTGAAAAGACGCGCCAAGTGTTGCGCTATCTGCCATAATGTCTCACCACTTCGGAATCACCACCAGCCGCCTGTTGCCGTTTTGCTGTTTACCTTAATGCGCTCAGGCTTTTTATTACTTGCTTTTTTAACGCCTTGCCCAGCGTGTGAGTCGCCGTCTGCATAGCTTTTTTCAATAAGGTAATTAATCAGCATTATTACATCATCTGCGTTCTGCTCAAATATAAAAAACGGTGTAGTATTAAACGTCTTGCTGACCTCTGCGGTAAATTCCATTAATTCGTATTCTAAGGACTGAGGGCAAGAGTGAGTTTCACCCCCGCCCTCTGTTAGTTTTTTGATTTACGTCTTTTAACATTAATTGAATCGCCAATTTTAGCAATCTGATTAAATGTGTTTATAATGTCGAAAAAGTCTGCGTTATCAAGGTCTTCATCAGTAAGCCCACAGAATACATCTTTCAGCAAATCGGATATCTGCTCAAGATCCTCTGACTCTGACTTGTCGTTTTCCATTTCATTGTCTTTTATTGCTGCAGCTCTGACGAACAGCTTCCACCTGATATGATCAGTTTCGTATGTTTTAATTATTTCGTCGTTTTCGCCATAAATCGGCAATTCAAATTTAGCCATGTTTTTACTCCTTTAAATATTAGTTATTCGTCTTTTTTTGTCTGAACAATGAGCTGATTTACATATACACTTGCACCAGCTACAAGCACGCCTTGTGTAATTGCAGTAAATACCGCCATTAATATATTTGCAGTTGTGCTCAAGTCGCTTGTGGCAAGCGTGTAAATCGCAGATAGTACGATCGAGATTGCGCCTAAGATCCACGGGATAAACTTGTCTTTTACCTCGCTTTTTTTAATTGCCAATCCGACAAGATACATAACGGGAATCAATATAAGCAATTCGGGTTTAACATAATCTTGAATGTTCATTTAATTAACCTCCCATTGTATCTGCTTTGGTGTAAACAGTATCGACGGTCTGCGGTGTCGTGAAAAATTCCTCCTCGGTCATGATTCCAGAACTCTTTTTAATTCTCACGCCCTTGGACTTGCCGCCTGTGCCGTCAGCGCCGCCGTGTTCAAAGTTTGCTTTCGGGTATACAGCTGTAAAGGTAGTTGTAACATTAGTAACATCTGTGCCGTCATTTTTTGTCTGATGTTCAACACTACCCACCTTGAAAGTGCCTTTAACTTTCCAGCAGAAATTTTCCTCAGCCTCGTCGCCCTCTTCATCAAAGATATAACCGACGGCATAAAACTTATTTGAAATCGGGCTGTCTGAATAGATTTTCTTTTCGGGATCGTAAAATTTTCCCTCTATATCGCTCATTACCTCGTCGGTGGGAACGGCGTGTGTGAATTCTGTTTCATCTGCGCCCTCCGCCTTAACGGTGTTTGCACCGACATTATCGTAATAGCTTGTTGCAGTTGAATACTCAACGTTCTTGCTTATGGTCTGAACGGGCGCAAAAGCTTTTACTTCACCGAATGTCATACCTTCCTCGGTATCAGTTAAAACCTCTGCATATACAAGTTTTCTGCAACCTCTATATTCCTGTGCCATATAAAAGCCTCCTTAATTGTTTGGAATGTGTTCGATCGCTTTAAAATTCATTGCCCACCCAGTATGTGTAGGCTCGTCGCTCAATACGTCTTCGCCTTTGCCTTGCGGTATAAATCCGGCTGCTTTTAACGCATTACTGAGTTCAATAGATTTTTCACTTACGATTTGCGGATTATTAGAATAAAGAATAACTGCAAAATTCCACTCAATGGAACTCACATCATTGTCGTAATGTGATATGTCGTCTGTATAATCAGTGAAGAATGTTATAAATGTGTCATCGTATGAATCTTTGTCAGTTAATGAGCCTTGCAGATAATAAGGATAACCGAATGATTCTAACACTTGAATAAAAAGCTCTTTCATTCCAAACCACTCAATATATTATTTAAAGTTTCGTTCATTACTTTTTTGTTTTTGCGCGCGGCAGCTAATTTAGCCTTTTTTATAAAACGCCTTGATTTAATTTCGCCACGATTTGCGCCTTTTTTTGTTTTACGTCGAGGAGTGCCGTAATTCATAAACATCACTTTGTAAGTGTCCGGCAATATATCTTTTTTCGGTTTTGATTTTTTCCAACCGACCGAGTAGCGCCATAAGTACGGTTTCTCGATTATTTCCTCGCTAATTTCGTCAATCAGTTTTTCGGGAATTTTTGCCTTTTCAGCCTTATCAACAAGTTCGTCTTGCAAATTTTCGGCGCATTTTTCAAAGCATTTCCGCCCCTCAATATCGCACTTTTTTCCAGCTTCCTCTAAGGCTTCAAGAAATTCATCAAAGCCTTTCAGCTGGAGCATTGACTTATTGTTAAATTGCCTCATAAGGTTAAGCCCCGCCTTTAATGCGGCGGATTTTAAACTTTAGAAAAGCATTTCGCTGTTCTAAGTTTTCAGGATCGCCCAAAATTTCGTATTCTGCGCCGTCTGATAAGCGTTTTAAACCGCAGTCGCTCGTAATGTCAGGTCGAAACCAACAAACTATATCCGCCGTGTTCTCAACGGCAAGCACATCATTAACTACCTTTTCAGTGCCGCCGTAGGTTTTGAAGTTGCACATTATAACGCCGTTTTTGCCCTCAACGTCTTTCATTGTTTTGACAGTAACGCCGTTAACCTTTCTGTACTCCGGCACTTGCAGGCGCATAGCCGTTGTCATATGTGCTGCCTCGGGAGGTCTATACATCAGTTACCGCCTCCCGTCGCAAGCTGCACAACGCGTTGAATGAAATAGTCACTAAACTTGACGGTGCCGCTTCCATAGTTCCACAAGTCAGCCACGCCGCGGACGATGCAACCGACGGCAGCGGTGCTATTAAGAACGGAATCGGAAACACCCGCGTCTTTCATGTAGAATTTAACGTCGTCAATATAAACTTTTAGCGTATCATCTTGATAGTCGCCAGTGATTCCTAAACCGTTCTTAATCCGATTTAATATTTCATCGTCTGTTATAGGATCGGCGGCGGTTTCTGTGATTACCTTAGAACAAATAACAGTTATTTCAGTACCTGCAGTTTTGATACCGCTACCCGAAATAAAGGTTATAATGTTGCCGGAAAGTGTATAATCCGTCTCAGCCGCCTGATGAAATCCATTGACGTAAACGTCGATAACGTCTCCGTCAGAATATTCAGGAATATCAAAAGCAACCGATGAGGACTGTGTTTCAAGCACTTTCACCCACGAATATTTTTTAAGATTAATCACTTTAACCGCCCCCTTATGTGTTAGTGTGAAACATTAATCAATTAATAGTTTCTTAACGGCGCATTTTAGCCCGCTGATTTCTTTGTAAGAGTAACAAGGCTGTCGGTAGTAATGAGTTTACCGTCGCACGCAAGCACTGCCTTAGTCTTGTGATCCTCGTTATCCCAGTCAATGGCGTGCTGGATTCCAAGATTATAGTTTGTGTTGAGAGTATAATCTGAGAAATCAACGATAAACGCAAAGATTGTATCAGCGCCAACAGTATCTGCGTATGTTCCAAGTTTGCTTTCAGCCTGCGGCTGATAGATAACTACATCACGACCGAGCAATGTTCTTTCAGGCTTGCTGTCGATACCGTGATTAATGCGAGCAATAGGCTGCTTGTTTTCATCAGTCATTCCGATGAATTTCATAAAGGTCTTTTTGGTCATGCACCACTTCGCTGTTGCTTCATAGTTGACAGGGATCGCTGCCTCTGCGTCGCAGAGAAGTTCATAATTGAGTTTGCCAGTTGCGGCAACCTCAATCGCCTGACCCTCAGGCGCAGTTTCAGTAAGAATGCCCTTCGGCTTGCTTGATCCGTCGCCGTCAACGATTGCACTCTCCTGAGCGCGGAGCATTGCCTCACCAACCTGCTTAACAAAGAGATTTTCAAAAGCAGACAGTGACATTGTTGCGATTTCTTCTGTGTATCTGACCTCACAGCGAAGTTTGAAATTAGTAAACACGATCGACGCGGAAAGTGTCTTTTTCTGTGGTGTAGATCCTGCCCCCTCTGCTACCCAAGTTGCGGTCGGCTTAATGCCGTCAACGGGTATAGTCTGACCGACAGGATAACTCGTTTTCGTTACAAGGTTATAAATAACGCCGAGCTGTTCAAACTTTTCAAGAATTCTGTTTACGAGATTTTCAGGGATCGCCGCACCTGCGTCTGTGGTCTTTGTGCTGTCGCGGAATTCCTCAGACATCTTGCCCGAAACAAGATACTGCTGGAAAGCCTTGCGGTATTCAAGTGACGCAGTACCGTCTTCATCGCTTCTCTTTTTCATACCTGTTTCAAAGTTCCCAACTTTAATGAAACTTCTGCCCTCACCGTCAGCAGGCTGAGGATCGCCGCCCTCACCACCATTGCCATCATCGGCAGGCTCGTCAATTTCGTTGAGCATATCCTCAACTTCTTTGATTTCGTCGCCGAGTTTTTTAAGTGTTTCGCCGATAGCCGCGCGCTCCTCTTTGCTGTCGCTTTCAATAAGCGCCTTATTGAGATTATCGCGCTGTTTTCTTTTTTCAGTGACAAGCTTATTAAGCTTTTCTTTAATAGTCATTAAATTTTTCCTCCATATTGATAGATTAAATTTGTGATCGAATAATCACGGTTTGTATTGCGCTTTTCGCCCTCCGGCAGCTTGCGCCATTCCTCCAAATGGTGCAGAGAACGCGCATAAACTGACGTATCATCGTACGCGGGCATATCCACAACCGACACGTCGAAGATACGGTCAAATTTCAAAATTTTTCTTGACGGGATTTTTCCCTCTTCATCAGATATTTCCTCGCTGTCAACCGTAAAAGCAAAACTCATCTTGTCGATAAGTCCTGCCTTGATACGCTTATACATATCCTTGCTATCCTGCGTATCAAGTAACTCCGCGTGCATAAAAAGCCCTTTATCATCGACAGATAATGTAAGGCTTTTATTTCGCGTTCTTGCGAGGATCGGAACTTCGTCCGAGTGATTATATTTAAGCGGCACGTCTTTCATATTCGCACCGTCAAAAGCCTTTTTGTCTATGCTTTCATAAAAGCCCCAGCTCTCAGATCCTATAAGCGTCTGCTTATCAAAAACGGCAGCATAGCCCTCGATAATCATCTTATCGCTTTCCGCCTCTTCATCGGCTCGCGTTTCGATTTTAAGATCTGAGATGTTAATAAGCCTTGTTTCTTTTTCGGTTGGCTTTGTACCTCTTTCAAATTTCTTAATCATTGTTATCACCCTCTGATGTTGCACCCGCGTCTGTGTTTGTGGCATTTCCCATAATTCCGCTGTCAACAGAATTATATCCGCGCGGATATTCGTCGCCGCCCTCAATTGGTGGTAGTCCGACGGTACTTCTTATTTCATTTTTGCTAACCGCTCCAGCAGGAACGGCAATATTAAGCCAAGCAATACGCTTGTCAATGCTCATATTCTGAATTTCATCAGGATATAGGATTACTTCGTTGCCAAAAGCCGCCGCTCGGTCGTTAAATAATACTTTGGACTTTGCTTGACCAAGGCTGATTATTCTCGGCTCAAGCACCGATTCATAAAACGCCGATTTTTGTTCAGGCGTATAATCTCCGTTAAGAATTGCAATACTCACACCGCTTGACCGCAGAATATTTTCATAGAAGAATTCGAGCGTGTCCTTATCTACAAGTTTTATATCACGTGAAACGGTTTGATATTCCGCTTTTCCGTCAAGAAACATCACGTTGCTTTCGCCTTTTCGCAAGGATTCGACGAATTTATCACGCTCGGCTTTGAGTTTATCCTCATTCATTAACGAGATATATTTCATAACGCCTGTGATTGAAAGGCTGCACTTCATAGCCTCGGCGACCGCTTGTTTGATTGTGTTGAATGCTTGCAGATTTTTTAAAAGCTCACGATTTTGATTAGTTCCGAACATATTACCGCCGAAATAATCATCCACGCCGTAATTCTTACGCCAATGAATTACCTCATTGCTCGGTAGTGTCACAACAGCACCATTTCCAAATGTGAGACGGATGTAAAGTCTTTTTGTTCTGACTTCTGTTAAGTATTCAACATTCATCGGTTTCAATGGATAAAGCCCTGTATAGATTTTTTCGTTGCCTTTGCTGATGTAGTAATCGGGATAGATGAATGTATTATCAGTCAGTTCATTTAAGATAGTGATCTTGCTCAAATAGTCTGCCGTTGTCATAAATTCATTCGGTCTCCGAAGTACACGAGCAACAGAACTATCGGTAATAACCTCTTGCTTGCCGTTTGTAGTTCTAATATGGCGCGGTCGCAATTTCATCATTTCGTTTGCAATGCGACTTGTCGCCTGAACGATGATATCACTCGCATATATGTTATCACCGAACGATGAAAATACAGGAGTATAACCGCTCATAGTCGGCGCGTATGGCATTATTTTGTTTTCATCATTTGATTTCTTTTTAAGCCAATCAAAAAGCCCCATTTTTTCACCTTACTTGACTAAATTCTTATAATCATTGCGGAAACGCTGTAATGTAGCATATAGGATAATGAGCGTTACCGCTCCGTCAATCCTGCGCTGCGGTTGATTTTTTGCTTTTACGCACATAACGCGCGCGAGATCGTCAACCTTAATGCTTGCGTTTCCTAAACACCAAGCGTCAACGGGATTGTTGCCGTAGTTAATCAATTTGCTTTTTAAATCTGCCTCAACCCATTTCATAGGGCTTGACATAACGCTTACGGTCTGCTGTATAAGTTCAGTTTCAAAGCCGTAATCGTTCATACGGCTAAGAAATGCCTTTGAAAATTTAACATCATATCCGCAAGTCATAAGTTTTATATCGTATTCCTTATAAAGCCATCCAAACCAATCTGCGACGAGCGTTAGATCGTTGTCGTTACCCTCGCATATTTCAATATATCCGGCGCGCGCCCATTCTTTATACTGAGCGCCCGCATTTGTGTCGGGCGATTCTTGTATCTTGCTTTCGGGAATCCAATACTTTGAGAAGATATACTTTGTTTTGTCATTCGGACGCATTATTAAAATCTTTGCGTTCGTCAAGTCTGTTGTTTCCGATAAATCGACCGCGCCAATGCAGTAACAGCCACGGAAATTTTCAAGTTCTTTAATATCTTGAATATATTTATATTCATCCTCAAGCAGCCAGCTTTCAGCTGAGTTCTGCTTGATATTAAAATCTTTGCAAAGCATATGAATGCGCGCGCCCTTGTCGTATTTTGCGACTTCGATATCGCGCAGTAATTTTGCAGTTTTCTTAACGCCGTAACGAATGGACGGATTGCTCTTTTCCCATGAGGTCGAATCCTGCCAAACCTCCTGCTCGCTGTCCTGTTCATACAGAAACGGTAAGAAATGAATGTCGTCGATCTCGCCAAGTATTACTTTTTTCGCATAGTCAAGTTTTTTATCAAGGTAACCACCCTCAACAAAGCCCTGTGTCGTGCAATTAAGGAATAGCGGTTGTTCTTTACTTGACATTCCACGCCAGCAAGCCTCCGCAATTTCGTCGTCTTCCATATCGTGCGATTCGTCAAGATCAGTTTTAGAAATATTAAAGCCGTCCTTATTTTGCGTTTTACTTGAAAGCCTGAAAACAGTTATATCCTTACGCTTGTTTCTGATTTCCGTTAATGTCTGCCCTGTTATAAGTTTTTTTGGATCAAGACGCGACCGCATTCCAGCGACTTCGCGCCATATCAGTTTTGCCTGCCTATCATCATTTGACGCACAGCATATATCCTCTCCGCCTGGCCCTGCGAATAGATCAGTGTTAGCGTCTGCGGCAAACATAGTTGATTTGCCGTTTTTTCTTGCGACCTCAAGCAAAACCTCAGTAAACCGTCTAAAGCCTGTATCTGTCATTTTAAAAGAATAGACACATTCCCAAAATGCTTTTTGCCACGGCATCAAAGCGATCGGTTTCATATAGTACGGTGCTTTACTTTGCAGGCAAAGCGTTTCCTGAAATCTTACGCGTTTATGTGCCTCGGTTGTGTCATATATATAACGGCTGTCTTGTAAATCCTCAATAAGGTTTTCAAGTTCTGATTTAATCCAACGCCCAGCAATAACATGACGATTTTTGACAAGATAATAATACTCCTCAAGGAATGTATTACTGCTCATAATTCAAATTCACTCAGTTTATTTAAGAGTTCGTCAGCCGCTGCTGTATCAGTACGATTAATAACAGTTAAAAGGATCTTAACTTTGCTATCTTTCGCCTGCGAAAGTTCTTTAAATAGTTTAGCGGCAGGCGTTTGAATTTGCTTTGCCGGATTTTTTGAATCGACTCGGATAAAAGGCAAGGTTTTTAACTGAGAGATTTGTCTTTCAAGAAATACTAAATCTTTAATTGTAGTTTCGATAACATCTTTCGAGCCGTCTTCTATATCCGAAAAGATTTTTTTAAGAACTTTTTCGCGTTCTTCTGTAATAGAATCGTTTACGGATGCCGATTCGGTTATTTTCGATTTTTTCAAGTTGTAAAACCCCCTCTTAAAAAGAATTTAAAAGGATTTAAACGGAGTTTTCGCCTTTTGCCCCAATTTCAAAACTTTTGAGAATTTCAACTCGGAAATTTCAAAAATTTGATTTGCGCCAAAATTCAGAGGGGGGCACAGTTTGGAAACGAATTTTTGAAACGGCGAGCTGGGGGGATTATTTCGTCAGGAGTAAAAACGAAAACAAAGAAAGCGGTACATCACGGAGAACCACAGCCCGCCTGTGCCTTTGATATGATTTGCACATATATCTCGCTATGGGAACGCG